CTGCTTAAGTCCGTTAACTGCAGCTAAAGTTAACTTTGTTCCTGCATCAGTAGATGCCTTCTGTATATTAGCATCTGTGTGTAATTTTGCAAGCATTAATTTTGTACGTCTCTCTTCACGAGAATTAACTAACTGTTGATCCAACTTACGTAACTCTAAATTCAGATCATCTCCATCAGAATCCATATCACCAATCTTAGCATTAGCAAGTGCAGCTTGTGCCTGTGTATGCGCAATCTTAGACTCTAACTCAGCTAACTCTAACTGCTGCATTCTCTGCTGCATCTCAGCCATCTGTTGCTGCAATGCTTGATCTTCTTCAGTAGGAGTACCTTGACCTGTCATCTTACGAACTCTCTCAGCTAACTCACTCTTACGTGATAAATGAGAGTACTCAATGATAGCATCATCTGGAACCATAACCCCTACATTCCTTAGGTTCAATGCTTCTGCAAACTGTGACTCATCAAACGTATCACGAGCAGGTTGATTAGTAATAATAACATCATACTCACCTAATGTTAAATTATTAACAATCTCACCAGTAGCTAAATCAGGAGTATTAATAGATATAACTTCATTAGTCTCTTCAGGTTTAGCCATACTACCAACAGTAATCTGGATAATCCTCTGCTCATTATAAAACCTCTGTACAAGCTGAAGCATGTTACCAGCAAGCAGATGACGAGTACGTGCCAAGTTATCTAACAACGTCTGTATCTGAACTGCTCCACGCTGTGTCTTAGCCTCAAGTGCTACACCAGACACCTCAGCAGGAGACTGACCTAACATAGCATCAGAGATACCAGAGATCTCCTTAATATTATTAGCAGCCTTTGAAGAGATACGATCTAACCCTGTTGGTATCTGATTAGACTGTATCTTAATAGGAGGAGTAGCTCCCTTAGCATGTTCTATAACTAACCCTGTCTCTGCTCCCCTTGCCTCCAACTCACCTACAGTCATATTAGTAACTGAGTTCTGCTCTACAATCCAACCTGAGTTAGCTGCACTATTAACAACATGTAACTCCTGACTAGATACCTTATTAAGCTGCTCTTGAGGTGAAATAAGATTACGAACCATACCAAAAGGTTTACCTCGTCTAAAGTAAGGGAAGAAAGGTACTACCGTAAAATTCTCATAAATTGACCAATCATCATGCAAAACTATATGATCAGCACTAACCGTCCACCTAACTCTACGAACTGCCTTCTTAACAAGAAGCAACCCATTAGCCTCAGCAAACTCTCTAACTCGATCCATATCGTCAGCCTTATCACTAGGAACAATACGAGTATCACCAGTCTCCACACTAACGAAATGCCAAGCCATATGAATCTTACGATGCTGACGTTCAATAATACGTACCATCCTAATAGTCCTAGTAGCATCAGGATCTACATAAGTATCAAAGTCACCGGGTTTACCAAAATTCTGATCTTCAAAGATAACAGAATCTTCTCCAAACTCAGATCTAGAAGCCACTACATTCTTAAGAGCCTTAGCTGAAGCCTTACCATACGTAAGCTCTACCTCTTCCAAACTCAACCAACGAGTAACAAACACCTCTGACCAAGTACTAGGATCATACTCTTTAGCATCTGGATCAAGTATGACATCTAAAGGATCTAAAGACTCTATCTTAATCTCACCCTCAATATGATCATCAAAATTAATACGAATATCATAGTAACCTCTATCCTGAATTAACCCATCTGCAAATATCTGAGACTCTAACCAATCAAGCTTATTATTGTCACCAATCTGCATAGCTAACTTAGTAAGAACCTCTGCTACGCCCTGTGTAGCGTCCCTACGAGGTTTAAAAGAGATCTCTCCCCTAGTACGTGCCTGTTCACCTAACACAGTATTAACAGTCGTAAGGATTGTATTAATAGTAAGTGCAGGTTTACCTTGAGCATCTAACTTAGCCTTATCAGACTGCTCCCACTGATCACCTCTATAAAAGGCATCACACTTACGTGCAATATCTATGTAATCTAAATGCCCTGCATCACGAGCACGAGAGTACCTCTGATAATTATAATTTGCTATCTTACGTGACGTAGCGTTATCTTTCATTATTAATACTCCCATGCCTCTTTAACTGGTGTACCGTCTGGATTATACTGTTGTGAACGAAGGTACCCACCACTACCAGTCCTAACAGCATCTCCCTGTCTATCCCTAACAACATTCTGAGGTACCCCTAACATCTCAGGCTCTCGTGGAGTTAGATCAACAGTAGCTCCATAAGGCTCTTGTGCAGGTACATCCATCTCAATAGGCATACTCCTAATACTCTCCTGATTAGGTGACACAGGAGCTATAGGCGAAGTAGTACCTAAAGGCTGTCTGTTAGCCTCACCTATCCTCCCTATAGCAGAATCTGCTTCAGCTCGCCTATCTATATCAGCTTCTTCACGGTCCATATCCGCTACTATACGCCTCTGCTCAAACTCTTTACGGCTTTCCTCTATATCACTTCTATTCTCAGCCATACGGTTTTGATAAGCTTCTGCATCTATAGAAGTACGCTCATCAAAATCATCTCGTGTCTGCTGCTGAGCTAGATCAAACCCTGTCGATACTCCTAACGCAGGTTTTTGACGATCAACTAACTTACCACCAAACAAAGAATTAGGATCTTCCTGCTGCTGCCTATAAGACTGGTATGCAGGATGTCTAGGAGATCCAACAATATACCTAGAGTGTGTTGACCTAACATCCCCTCCATGCCTACGTGCTAACTCCTCTGCTTCCTCCGAATTCCTTACCTCTTGAAGAACCTCACCTGAAACCTCATCCCAAACTACATATGACATAACGATACCTCATCTAATTAATTAAGAACTCATAGCTGACCGATTACCTACACCTAACGAAACATATCTACCAAGCGTATCTTTCCATGATTCTTGCTTCTTTGCAACCAACTTCTGTGGAGCAACTAACTCTTCAAGCAACAACCCTGCATACCCAAACACATCTACCATATCATCATGTGTACCTGTAGGGAACTGTAACAACTCTAATTCAAACTTACCTAACCAAGGAGCACTCCTAGGAAAGAACACCTTCCCTTGTGCTAACCTACCCTGCATAGACCTAGCTCGTAACTCCTTGTCTCTCCTACCAGGCATCTGCTCATGTAAATACATACTAAACACCTTTCTCTCACGTATACGTTTATTAAGAAAAGGACCTATAGCCATCTGCATATGAGTTCTTTCAATACCAACAGCTAAAGGTTTCCACAACTCATAAGTATCTATCATCTTCTCTACAATCTCCATAGCGTCCATACGTCCATGCACTAAATCAAGAATATAGATATTATCCATCACATCCACACCAAAAGTCAACCCAGCAGTAAAGTCATTCACCTCTTTCTGACCTAACGCAAGATCCCAAGTATTATAAATATTCAATAAATCAGGCTTCCTCTTATCCCCATCAAGATCAGAATAATACCTAAAGAAATCTCTACGGAAATAAGCTCCCTCATCTAACGTAGGTGTCTGCTGATACAAAGAAGCCCAATCACGGGGATTCAAAGAACTCTTAATCCTCTTCAAAGACTCAATAGGATACCTATCAGGATGCAAAGCTTCACCAGCCTTCCTGTACTTCTCATCATTATCAGAAATAGCTGAATACTTAATAATCTCCCAATCATCAAAGTAATCTTCACCTAACTCAACAGCATCTTCCATCTGAGTAATTAACCTACCACTTAAATCATCGTTATGCCATCGAGTTTGGATAACCAATATACCCCCACCTGGTGCTAACCTCGTATAAGCAGTAGTAGTCCACCAATTCCAAACAGCCTCACGAGTGGTCATACTATTAGCTTCTTCAAAGTTCTTAATAGGATCATCAATCAAAAGAATATGAGCACCTTTACCAGTGATAGCACCACCAACACCAGCTGCCATATAACCCCCTCCCTCAGTAGTCAACCAAGACTCAACACTCTGTGAGTCAGGGTTTAACTTAGCATCAGGAAATATATTCCTATAACTCTTATCCCTCAACATCTCTCTAACCTTCCTAGAGAACCCCATACTAAGAGATGCAGAATAAGAACAAACCATAATCTCATGAGTAGGATTATGACCTAAATGCCAACCCGGAAACCTAATACTAGCAATCTCAGACTTACCGTGCCTAGGCGGAACAAATAGCATCAACCTAGGAGACTTACCATCCTCAACATCCCTAGAAAACTTCTCTAACCTACTACAGATATCCTTATGAACCCAACCAGCCTTATAATTCCTAACAAACCTAGATACAAAAGGCAACAATCTTCTCCTAGCTAACGTCCTTCTAGCTAACTCCTTATCCCTCAAATCCTTAACACTAACCTTAGCCTTAGACACAACCTTACACTTAGAACAATACTCCTCACCTTCTAAACTAGGTCTACCACAATCTACTCCCCTACACAAACTCATAAAGCTTGTGGAGCCAAGGAACTATTACTATCCCCAGACAACCTAAGCAACTCTTCATCACTCAAACTCTCTAACTGCTCCACCTGCGTATACCTAACGTTAGCCGTAATAACCTTCTCCGGTTCATATAACCCATTCATCTTACCCATCTCCCTAATAGCAGCCACCTCTTCACCCGAACAAGTAGCCCTCTTATGCGCACCCATTAACATCTCAGTCAGCACCTTCCTAGTCAACTTAACTTCCACATGAGCCTCACTTTCATAGTAATCTAAGTAGCCTGCTACAGCCTCATCCTTTAACCACTTCCTACCGGTACCTGAAGACACCCCAGCAGCTGTACAAGCACGTCTAACATTATGCAAGTTAGCATAACTATGTACAAAAGCTGTCTGCTGTCTAGTAATAACAGGAAGCCCCTGCACATACCCATCATCAGCCACACTCTCTTGGATTTCTTTAATCATACTAAAATATAACCATACCTATAAACCTAAGTCAAGTATCTAAACATAATAAAGTTACTAACGTAACTTTACTTACACCCTAAAAATATTATATAAAAAATATATAAAATAAAATATAAACTAACCTCTATAAAAAGTATACATAATAAGGGTTACACAATATCCCCTAAAGAATATAATAATAATTTATATAAAGCAAAGGGTTTACATAAAGTTTATATGAGGGGGGTATAAGGATTACTGGAGGGTTATTAGGGATTATATATATAGCTCCTTCGGGGGTAATATAGGGATTATATATGTAGCTCCCCTCCCCCCTACCCGAATATGAAGGTACCCCCAACCCGATTCTCGAATACCGTATCGAAATACAATTAGCTATACACGAAAGGGGACCCAATGGATTGAATACTGAAGCTATCCTTTTGTACAGTGAATCAGTACTATCTTGGTGCTGCACATTAGGAGCTATGCTATGAAATATTATAAAGACGAAATTAAAATTAAAGGGGCAAACGTCACAGTACTGGAAACCGGAGAGGTCATCGACATCCTCGAAGGAGAGAAGAAAGTACTGGAGAATGGCACCACTGCCTATCTGGGCAACCACTGGACATTATTCTTCAATAGCGGAGGAGCGGACCCAGTACTAAGCCTACGTCCACGGAAAGACGTAAGCGTGGACATACAGGCTCTACTGTAGCTGAACATACTATCAACTTAACGGTTGGTAGTATATTTTTTCAGTAAACAGTGCAAGTTCATGGGTGTGTAAGGAACTACATGGGAGTTATAGAGGAGCTGTAGGGGAACTACATGGGTATGCTTACCGCAACCTCGTATAAACCCCTCTCTCCCCGCTACACCTCTTCTGTTGGTTAAGGTTTCGTAAAAGCTTCTCCCTTTCTTTTTCTTCTTCTCTTATACATTAATGTTTGTATATTGGTGTACCTGGTTCTCTCTCTTTCCTCTCCTTTTGTATCGTGAGTGTTGGTAACCTATCAACACAACATTAGGAGAAATACAATGAACATTAAAGAAGACATATACGGTGGAAACGCATTTAGAGAATTCTTCAAGGTAATCGTTGAAGAGGTAGAGAACACT